CTATATCTGCAATTACTCCTGTAGCTGTGACTGCGGCTAAATCAGCTACTATATCAGTAGTAGCAAGTAGATTTAAGTCTGCAACTATATCACTTGTTGCAAGAGTATTCATGTCTTCTATAACTGTATTACCAGAAGCCGAGTTACCTGCTAGTAACGCCATATCAGCTACTACACCTGTGGCAGTCAACTGTGCCATGTCCTCTATTACACCAGTAGCACCTAGTAATCCCATATCAGTTACTACATCAGCAGTTCCAAGTCTAGCTAGGTGACCTGTAGTAGCATGAGTCATTGCGGAAGTTCCAAGTCTAGCTAAGTGACCCGTAGTAGCATGTGCCATTGCACTTGTTCCAAGTAATCCAATCTCAGTAGCTTTACCTGCTACTACACCTATGTCTGTAGCATCTCCTGCTACTGCGGTTACATTATTTGCTATTCCTGCAACAGTAGTTACGTTATCACTTATTCCTGCAACAGTAGCTGAGTTAGTCTTGTCGGTAGCAGTAAGCCAAGTGTTCTCCATGTAGGTCTTGGTAACTACATCATCATTTGCAGTAGGTGCGGCAACCTGTGAAATCTTTCTGTTAGTTGTAGTACCCGGCTGATATGCTTGATATGCGTTTGTACCAGTGTTATATGGAAGTGCTTTCTCTGCTGTTACCACAGCCTGTTGAGCCATGTGAAACACGTTTTTACTTGAGTTATCTAAGTCCTGCTCTGTTAGAATAGACGCATTACTAAAGTCAACTGAAGGCCCACTTTCATCATTAACCCCTCTTTTTAATTCAATGATGGTTGCATTAGCAGAAAATGTTACATTCTTACCTCCTGAACCATAGAGGGTTGACGAAGTTATTGCACTCTGGTCAACGTAGATTAGCTGGTTAGCTGTGTCAATGTACCATACAGTATCCGTTGTGGAAGCCCATGTTACATTAGCTCCACCTATAGAAGTGAGTCCATTTAGTTTTGAGTTAGAGATGTCCCCATCCTCAAGAAACCCTGTTCCAGTAGCGTAAGCAGAATCTGAGTTCCTGTATATTCTTACACCATCTACATATACTTTAAATATGTCCCCACTTGTTGACTTATAAGAATCATTAGCTGATGGGGTAAAACCTAAGCTACTATAGTCAAATTTGATCTGGTCAGTATTAAACACTGTTCCAGTCCAGGGATTGTGAATGTAACTAGTTAGGGTTACTTCTGTTGCCATGTTTACCTATTGTTATTAAGTTTAATCCGTAAATGTCCATTAATTAAGATCAATGCCATATTGCTCCATAACTTTTGCCTTTTGCTGGTCAGTCAATCTGAATGTATCTGTTGTTCGTGAGTCTCCACCCATTAATTCTGTAAGCCAATGTTCTTTGTATCCTACCTGTGTAATTGGCGGTATTTGTTTAGGAGTTTCACCTTTGGTATCCCTTAATTTATTGTTATTTTTTACAACTTCAACTCTGTGTAATAATACATCAATCAATCCGGGGAACTTAAGTTTACCTTCTTCCTCACCTTCTTTTCTAGCTTTTCTAATGAATGGAAGTCTACTTCTAGCGGCTTCTCTAAATGTAGTCATTATACCTTGAAGTAATCCTATCCTTGGATCAGGATCTCCAGTATGAACATCTTCTTGAGTTGGAGGATATGAAGCAGTACTATCCCATTTGTACACTCTCTTTTTTAAAGGTTTACCATTTGGGCCAATATCGGCTATAACATCATGAAGAGTTTCTATTAGAGTCTTTTTAGGCCACTTAGGATGTCTAGGATCAGAAGCTCGGATAGTACCCATTAATCTTTTGTATTCCGAGAATTGTTCTACTGTGAGTTGTACTCCTACTTTGTTACCTTTCCAACTACCCCAGAAACGTTGTGGAGCAGCTAAATGTGCACCCATTTTTTCTAATTCGTTCCATACAAGGTCATACTTGGTTTTTGTTATAGTCTTAGGAAGCATACCACTAACCTCTTGAAACTTACCAAAAAGTCCGTCACCTTCTCTTTGGACTAGACCTCCTGTTAGGTAGTCGTACTCATCACCATCGTAGTCATTCCAAGCACTATCAGCCGCCATCCTTCTCACACCCATCTCAGATACTTGGTACTTTTCTATGGCATTTTGTGCTTCCTTAAAGCCCTCTGTACCTGTGAAAAAGTGTGCAGATTGTTCAATATACTTAGGAACAACTCCAGTTTTCTCAAATGGTTTAGTAATCAATGACTTCAGGTTCTTAGGATTGTTTGTGACATCCTGCATAGCTTCAAATATATCATAGAAGTTACCGACAAAGTGCATGTTCCCTAAACTCTGCATAAATCCTAGCATAGCAAGTTCAGCGATATTATCTTTGTGCTCATTGTATTCCCACGCATTCTCATATATATCTGCCATTATCATCATGGCACCTGTTACTGGTGCATATCTATCATAAGGATACCACTCATCTCCTATTTTAATTGAGTAAGGTTTGTGAGTCCTTTCCCACGACTTTCTTCGATTTGGGTCTCTTGGCCCTGCTCCTGTAAAGGTACCATCTCCTAAATAACTCCATACAGTTGTCATCATACCACCTGCTAATATTGTATCACCCATTACTTTTGCTTTTTCTTCAGGAGTACCATGTAACCATTTACGCCTAACTTCTGCTCTTAATGGTACAAACCCTTCATGTCTGTTAATCATCCGCTTAACAACATTGGCAGGAGTCCTTCTAATTGGTAACCAGAACTCAAGTACCCTAGATTTTCTTATTGCTTTATCTAGTGTTTGAACAATTTTCCCTGCTTCTAATGTTTCTTGGAATATTGTTTCTCTAGCATAGTTTATACCAGCCTCATTAGTTCCTCTTCCAAACTCATCATAATACTTTGCCATCTGTGCGTCTACATAGTTAAGTTTGTCGCCTTTTGCTCCTCTCTTTACAGCCTGTGGCATACTAGTCATTATTTCACCATATGCCCATGATGCATAATTAACTTGCTTTAAGAGTTCATCCATTGCACCTAAACCCCTTAGCGGCATCCTTATACCTGCTCCTGTTGTATTAACTAACCAACCTAACCATTTAGAAGAGGACTCTATGTAATGTCCTGTCTTTAGTCCACTATCATCTATTACTGTACGTAATGGATCTAGTATATTTTTTTCATCTCTGAATGCTTTTAACGCTTTTAAAGTAGCTGGTCTAAAGTGATCGACTATCCCTTTCAATCTGTATGCAGCTTTTTGTGCTACTAAAAGGTCTTCTTTATATGACTTAGTAAATGGGGCTTTGAATCCCGCTCTTATTGAGGAACCTAACAGGTCAGATAAAGGTGCATAGAAGGTTTCTATTGTACCTGAGACAGCCGCTTGTTCAAACACTCTGAAGGATGACAGTAGTTGTGCTCTAAACGCCTCTAGAACACCTCCCATTGTTTTATTATAAACGGCTTCACTACCTTTTAATGCTAACTTAATTGCTTTATGTATTGGTAAGTCTGTATCATTAAAAGCAAACTTCATCATTTCAAAGAACTCCTTATCAACACCATTCTTATTTAACTGTGTATCAATAAAAGCATTCCTAGCAATCATCTCATCCTTAGTTAATACAGTATCATCTAATAGTTTACCTGTATCATCAACAAAGCTCTTAGGAAGTTTAATACCAAATTGAGCAAGACTCCTACCTACTGTAGCACCAATGTGACTATGTAGTGTAAATAAGTCACTTAGTTGTTGGAAATCATTTAATAATCCCGCTCTTAGTTTAGGGTTTTCTATGGCTCCCGGCATATTCAGTTTTCTGGAAAAGTCAATTCCCAGATCTCTGAGTATTATTCTGTATGCAAATAGTTCTGATTCCATGCCAGCTATACTATCGTACTTACTTGACATACGTTTTCTTAGGTTCTCCACAGACACACCATGAAGAGTAGCAGCAAACTGGAGTTCAGGTGCAGACTGAGCACCTTTTATTCCTCCTGTAATTAATTCAGCTTCTTTTTGTATAGCAGCATGGTTTTTAGATTGAAAGAAGTTTGCATTTAGAAATTTTCTTTTTGGTGTCATCCCACCTTGGGTAGTTGACTTACCAAACAACTTTTTCTTTCTGTAAAGTGCTGCTAGTAACTCTACTGTCTGATGCATCCCAAGTTCACTAACTGAATCTAGATTGAACACTCTAAAACTGTCAAGTACTTTACTCCCATCTTTATGTACTCCTGAGAGTACTGCTGAAAGTGACTCTACTAAATCCCTATCTTCTATAGAGAGTGCATCATTTAAAACCTGCCTACTGGGTAGTACAATTTCATCTTTCTTTATTTTCTTTGTTCCTCCCTTTATTTTACTTCTTGCAGTCTTCTTTTTCTTTTGTTCTTTAGAGATCAGTTTAATAGCCTTTAGTACTTCCTTTCTTTGCTTCGTCCCCATCGGCCCAACTAGTTTCTTTATGTCTTGTGCTGTAGCATTAGCTATATTCTCAGCTAACTGCTCTGCCACTTCCCTTCTCTTAAGTCTTTTATCTCTGCCAATACGTGAAATAGCTGAGTAAGACTTAAATGCAATAGCTCCAAAACCTCGTAAAGCAACATCAACAAATATTGTATCAACGGCAACCTGTAGTGCTTGAACTAGTTCAGGTGTGTCTTCATCTGCCCTAATTAAGTTATTTACTGCCCTACCAATATCTGAGTCTAAAGGTGTATCCTCTGTTATATCAGTTAGGTACTCAATAGCACGTTTACTTGATAAAGGAATTGCTGTGAATCCTGCCGCAGTATCCTTTGCAACTTCTGTAGCAAATTTCTGAGTTTTTGTTCCTGTAGCACCAACCTTAAGGAATGGGAGTGCTCCAAACAGGTATTGTGATATGCCAAATGATATTATTGGTCTAGCTATCTTAGTAACATTGTTTTCTGCTTCTTCTGTGAACCACTTTCCTTCTAAAATCTTATTTCTAAAGCTGTTCGGATCTGCATCCCCCATATAGAAAAGGTCTTTTTCATCATCCCATCCTCCATTTGTAACCCCATTAACATGAAAATCAAAGTCTGATCCATAGCCCCATTTATTCAGAGAATCATCTATTGAACGAGTTAATTGGTTTATATGGGTAAGATCCCCAACATTGTTACTAAAGTCGTATGATGCACCTAGTACAACTTTAAATGGGAGGTCTGCTATATCACTACCTAATCTACCCAGAGTACTCATTGTATCTGGATGTTTCTCACGCAGTACACCTCCAAGTGTCTGACTAGAGGCTGTTGCTGGTTGAAACTTCTCTGGTAACTCATGTGTTACTGGTGTAACCATTTGTTTAACAACATCTACAGACTCTTTCCTAGATAACTTTGGTGCAGGTTTTTGCTCAAGTTCGACTACAGGTTTTTCCTCCTCTTCCTTAATTACTCCTGTATCCGGTTTACCAAGGAAATCCTTCTTCTTCTTTAAATCAGCTCTTAATTCTGCTATTGTTGCCATATTATTTTTGTCCCAATTTTTGTCCCATTAGTGAATAATATTTTGTAGCGATTGCACTTCTCTGTTCTTCTGGAGTATTTGCACCAGTTAAACCAAGTTTCTTATACAAGTCACCTGTACTAGTGTCACCCATCTTTCCTATTAACTCTAGTCCTTTATCAATACCATCTATGTCGTTCTTATTTAACATACTGTTATCAACTATCCCACTTGTGTTAGCACCTCTTAGTATGGTTGTCGCTCGATCTATGTCTGTTACTTCTGTTTTATCATCATCCTCATTCTCCTGTGCCCCATCTTTTAATTTTTTCATACTGTCTTTGGAGAGTGCTTCATCTAATTTAACCTTCAGTGCAGCTTCAAAAGTATCTTTCTCTGTTACTTTAAATGCTTCGTACCCCTTTTTAAACTTATTAGAATGAAAAATAAGTTCTTCTTTAATTATTTTGTGTACCTCTTTTTGTTTAGCTTGTGCTCTTTCTACTTCAGTTAAAGAAGAAGCTGCATCTTTTCTAACAGTATAAAGACCCCAACTTTTTGGGTCTAAATCTCCTAACATCCAATTTGGGAAAACACTTGTTAGTTTAGTTCTTAGTTCCTTTAAGGCATCTCCAAGTTGAGGAACCTTTCTGTAAGTTGTTAGAGTTGAACCGACAACCTTTAAGTAGTCATTTGATTCTTTATCTAGAGTTTTACCTTCTTCTTTTAGATAGGTTGCTACATCTAAGTTGAAACTTTTTTCAGACTCAGGAGAAGAATTTTCTATTAGTTCTTCTATTTTAGTAACAAACTCCTTATGTTCTTTATCAGGACTACTTAAGGAAACCACTTGTGACACTTCTTCTGCTGTCTTTAAGGCTTTTAAAATCCCATTCCAAATATCTGGATGCCTTACTGCCATGTATCCTTCAATAACCTTTACTCGTTCTTCCATTGCCTTCTTATCTTCATACCTAGTACCTCCTAATACTATATTATCTGTGGGAAGTGTGTCCTCTTCTATATGTTTATTTAATATGTATCGCTCATTTAAAGCACGGAATATGGTTTTCTCTTTAGTAAGAGGAGCATCTGTTGCTTTATTTTTTAGGTAAACCACTTTAATCGGTTGTCGGTAAGTACTTATTATACCTTTATTTAAAGTATCTACTTCCCTTCTAAAATCCTCTTTTGTTGCAGGTTCCCACTCAGGAAACGCAACATACTCCTTATCTGGATTTTCGTTTTTTGCACGATTTAAATACCTCATCCAGAGTTCTTGTCTACCCTTTTTATAACTTGTTATAGCTATCTGTTCTGCTTGTAAAACTTCTGCTGTTTTATAAAGATCAGATGTTCCATCATCTTCCCCTGATATTTCCTCATAAAAACCTTTTATCAAGTTCTCACCATCTGCACCAGAGTCCTTAAAGAAGTCTATGTTGTTACTACTAACTATTGTTTTTATGTGATTAGCTACTAGTAGCCGTTGATTAGGCTTCACATCAAATTCCAACTCTGTAACCATGTGTGTCAGTATTTCATTAGATATACTCTCTGGATTACTACTGAGTTCAATATTTGTTAGTGTGTCATCTGCAAGTAAGTCAGCCGATAACTCAAGTATTTCCCCATCTTTTATTGGTTTTGCAATTCCACCCTTTCCTATTGCATCAAGACTTACAACAACATCTTTTAATACATTGTCATAACCTTCTTCTCTACTCTCTTTCTGAAAGTTTTCCCATGCTGTTTTTGTGTCCTTACTTGGATTCGTTTTGAAGTTGTAGTATGTGTCATTTGCTTTTATTCTAAATAATCGTTTCTCTTCCTTTAGTTCTGCCTCCTGTCGTTTTGAGTCTGATAAGTTCTCTGCATTTAAATTGGATTGAATCTGGTTGTATGTGTCATAAATCAGTTTTCTACCCTTCATTGTTTGGGCATAGTTACCATGCTTAGTTTCAATCTTAGGAATCAGATCTAAGTAACGTGTGTCATTAGTTTCTTTTGCTTTCATAGCAAGGGAACTAGCACTCCACCAGAGTACATCAGTTGGATTAGAACCTTGCTCCATGTACATCTGGTTCTTTAAATTAAAATCCTGTGCTATTCCAGTAAACTTTGCAGATGAGTACCTCTCAGTTCTTAGTTTAGTTCTGATGTCTTCTTGTTCTTCTTTAGATCTACTTTGTATATCCTTTGCAAAAGAACTAAAGGAATCTGTAGGACTTCCTGTGAACTTGTGTTTAGGTTCCATTATAGCATTCCTTCATTAGTAAGTGGAGTATTAATTTCTAATTCTTGCATCACTTTCTTCATAAGATCTTCATTAATTTTCTTAGCTTCAGGATGCTGATCTAATATATGTTGAGGTGGCATCTTGTATTGGATTTGTAGTCTTCCCTTTCCTTGCCACTTATTTGCCTCAAAAGAACCATATACTTCTTTAGGTAAGCTACTGTCTGACATTACTCCCTTTAGTATACTGCTAAAAGTACTTTGTATTTTGGGGAGGAACTCCTTAGTCTTAGCTTGATTCATGTAACTCATGACTCCATATGTCTCCTTCTTATGTATAGGATTTTGAGCGTCCTTTGCGGGGGCTTCTGCTACTTTTGCGGGAGCTTCTACTACTTTTGCGGGAGCTTCTACTACTTTTGTTTTCTTAAGTTTATTCTTCATCCTATTGCCTTTACCAGAAGAAGCAGTTACTTCACTTTTTACACTTGCAGTCTCCACAAGGTCAGGATGATGACTTGCTTTTTTGTATTCTGCTGTAGTTATGTCACCAGCAGGTTTTTCATAAAGCTCTCCCATCTGTGTTTGTAGCTTGTAATCACTAAATATATTCTCACAAGTGGACTGCTCTAAGACAATGGGTAATGTTGGATCAGGCTTCCCATTTACTATAGTAGAAGGATCGTGTGTCTGTCCACCTGTTGATATTTTATTACCAAATACTTCAGCAATTAAATCTTTTTGTAATGGGGTAGTGTTCCCTTGTAACCTATCTTCCTTGTCTAATTTAGTATTCCCAAAAGCAAACCTATCTAAGAGTGAGAGTTCATTTTCAATAGATTCTTCATTGGCAACTATTGTTTCCATACGTTCATTAGACTTTAATAACTCATTCTCTGCATCAGGATCGTCTGCACTGACTTTATACGATGATAACCTAGTTCTTTCTGTTTCCTCTTTATATATCTGAGCTTCATACTGATTATGGTCTTTAGCTTTTGCAGCCATAACTGCATCCATTCCGGGCCAGAATGATTCACCCATTATAATAGGGTTCCTAGTCCCGCCATTGCCAACAGTCTCTAAGTCTGGTCTATTACTTTCAAGCCATGCCTCATTAAATTCATCATGGGTTTTAGGGCCATCTTCAGGTTTATTAAACTTCCACGTATTATACTCTTGTTCATATGAGTTAGCCTTCTTCTGTAGTACCATTTCAGCATCGGCTGTATCAGTACCCCACTTATAATAAGGATTTTCGGATAGTGGGGAGTTCTCACGGAATTTTTTTAAAGAGCTAGGTTTAGCACTTTTGTACTCTAGGTACCCTTGTTTCTTGAGTTTTTCATTCTTTTCGTTCTCTGATCTATTATGTGCATCTAAGGCTTTAGGGCCAGATTTCATTAAGGCACCGAGAAACTGGGACATTTCACTGGCACCCCCGCCTACATCACTTCTTCCAACTGCATTCTTTACTGAAGTAGGAGAGAGGTTCCCTTGGACATATGAGGATTCCTTTTGGAATCTTTGGTTCCCCTGCATTAACTCTTTTACACTTGGCATTTATCTCCTATCCTGTTTTAGTTGGATCTGCTGGTTGCTGTCTAGTCATACTTTTACCAGTACCATAACCACCCAGTGCCGCAGTACCCATCCCAAACATTTTAGATTCCGCTGATTGACTCCCGCTTCTTGGTAGTCCCATTATATTACTCTTAGCTGTATACCACCTATTGTGTTTGTCTCTTTCTAAGTTATCCCAAGAACCTTTTCGTTTCTTTTCTCCCCTCATAAAGTTGTTCTCTATGTCATTTAAACTACCAAGAACTCCTCTTTTATGATTAGCAAGTATTGAGTCGGATGTTTGTCCTCCTCCACCCATCTTTTCAAAGTTCATGGCTACGATTGAAGATTCGTTTCTTTTAGCTTCTATAGAGAGTTGTAACTTAGCATCAGCAGCATCTTCCGCAGACTCAAATCCTGCCTCTGCTATATTAATCTGTTCATCATGTAATGCACCTACATCTCTTTTCATACCTGCTATCTGCATTTCTTCATTCTGTGCTGCCATAGCATTCTGTTGATTTACTGCATCTTGCTGTGCCTGTTGTTGCTGTTGCTGTTGCACCATTGACAGAGCCATCATCCCTGCTGTAACTGGATCACACATAACTTCTCTCCTTTAAGAATAAATTAAATGGTATTTTGTCTTCTCCAAACTCAGGTTCCCTATTAATCAAATTGAACCCTAATCTTTGTAACCACTTTGAGGTAGTGGTATTTCTCTCATCTACATAGTTAAACACAGTTTTAAACTCCTTAAGAAACAATTCAAGATACTCTTTTGATACCTCATAAAAACCTTTTTTGTATTTAGTTAGATTGTCTGATCCCATTAACCATACTACTCCAGTGTCTTCTTTCATCTTAGACACCCCAAATATACCTACAATGTCCATATTTAAAAAGAGAGTATAGCAGTTACCTTTTGACAAGTTAAATCCATCTAAAAGAGCTTCAATAGGTTTAAACCTTCCAGCACTCCATATCTCTTGTTTATCCACTTCTCTCATTATCTTAGACAACACTAAACAATCGTGTTCCTTTGTTTTACGTACTGTGTACTTCATTAGATCCTTTGGTTCCTAAGTACCTGCATTGCTTCCCAGTCAGCAGACTGTAGTGCTACTGGGTACCATGAGTCGCTAGTCACAGTTATTTTAACATCTTTACTGTTGACATACACAGGTACTCTGAACACTCCTGTGTCGAGGGTCTTGTTACCTAATAGAGATGAACCCACAATAACACCTGTGAACTCACTTGTTGTAATGTCTCTGTATAAAGCATCATGAGGTTTTGGTGAGACCCTTACTCTGAAGTACCCAGTTTTATCATAGTATATCTCAAAGTTTCTCATTTGTAATCTACCTGAGTTAATTGAGTTATCATTGTTCTTAAGGAACTGCTCAGAGAACTGGTATTCAAAATCGTATGGTATTCCTGCGTAAATGACTGGAGAAGTGTTACCTCTTTGTATAGAAAGGTCAGTACCTTTAACTAAATAAGATGCAACTAAAGAAGCGCTTACTTGTTCTCCTGTCTCTACAATGTACTGGACTTCTCTTTCATTAAATGTTAAGACTTTTTGATCTTTCCATTTTGCATCTTCAGATACAGAAGGAGAGACTACTATAGTAGCTTGATTAGCAGTATCAGTTTCCTCAGTGTCTATTACTTCATAGACTTTCCCTCCTGACGCTTCTGCTGTAAACGTTTGTCCTACTCTTGGAGAGAAGTCTCCTGCTGTATCTAACCCACTTACAGTAATCTTAGATCCAAATAATTTAGTAAACCCTTCTACTTTATGTGTACCTCCTACAGAACCAGTATTAGTTATATCTACAGCACTCGAATTTTTAATAGCTGACACCTTAAAAGTTCCTGCATCTATATTAGCATCTATCACAAAATAAGTTGTTAATAATGCTAGTCCTCCGGGTAATGTACCGTCTGTTTTAAATTGGACTGTATCTTCGTTTTCTAATTTATGCCCTGTTGCTGTTAAAACATCAGTTGTAGCCGCAGTACATGTTAGAATAGTGGATGGATCAAGAGCAGGTGTAACTTTAACACTTGTATCTGTTACCTTATCCCAATCCACATCTGTGTAAGGTGTTAAACTAGAGATAGTTACATCAGCAGTATTATTTGTACTACCCGGATCAGTCAGTCTAATTACATTAGTAGCTGCATAACCTGTACCTAGTGCAGTTGTGTACACAGTAGGATTACCACCAGAGTCAGTTGTTATTGAGAAAGTCCTACCTGCACCTGAAGTCCCACCTTGATTTGCTGTTACTGCTACTGCAATTGGAACAGCTACAGTTCCTTGATTAACTGCCCAAGCTGCTGAAGGTGCAGGAGTTGAATCCACAACTAGACTTCCGTTAGTCAGTTTAACTCTCCTGTCTAGTCGTATTCCTATCTTATCATCTTCAACTGCGGTTGCACTATCTACAGACAAGTTAAGTTTCTCTAGGTACACTTTATCGTTAGCTCCGTTACCTCGTCTGAATAGTATGAAGGCAACTGAACCAACAAAGGCAACATCTATTACATCTGCATCAAATGTCCACTTAGACCACGAAGACTGTAGTTTCTCTTTGTCATTATAGTAGTACTTATAGACAGCCACTACTTTTCTATTTGTACTAGATAGAACAATTAGGACTTCTTCATTAGAGGATACAGCAAGTTTCTTAACAACTCCATCAATGTACTCAGGTACATGAGCAGAAATCTCATTTGCATCATTTGTTTGAGAAGCTACATCAATGAAGTACTCTCGGATACCTGAGTATGCCCCACGTTGAAATGGAAAGAAGATGGTTTTACCAGCCGCAACAGGCTTTGCATCCGTAGAGGTCTCAAAATTGGTTGCAACGTCAACTGTTACTGAGGTAGGGGTAAGGAACTGGTCAGACGTTAGTTTGAACTGCTGGAGATCTGAGAACAATATGAGGCTTTCCTGAAAGGGGATAGCAGATTTAAGTATGGCAACTTGGTTATTACTAACTGCCACATCAATAACTGCTGTATCTAAAACGGATAGTACAGTAGTGTGGAAAAAGTTAAAGTATGATCCAACCTCAGACAGTATAACGTTCTCATCAGAAACAAAGCCTAGTCTGTTTCGGTGGAAGAATATGTCATTAATTGTGTATAAAGGGTCATCACCTGTGTAGTTTGCAAATGAAGGAAATGGGTTTGTGTTGGTATCACCTTTCTCTCGTGTTCCCCATGTAACAGTTTCAAGTACAAAGTATATTGAGTCTGCTACTCCATTTACTGTGCCAAAGTTCTTAAACAACTGAACTGGCATCGTATTATTTTTTATGGTTGTCCTAGCATTTGTCAATAGATTAGTATTATTATGTTTTCCATTTCCATCATCAGCTACCCCACCCGGATACACAGGTTGAGCAGTCTCTTTCCATACACCATCCATCCATGCTACGAAGTAGTCATCCTGACCACTTGAGCGGTCACCAGAAACCTTTGCAACAAATCCAGAGGGAACCTTAGACCCCGGTAAGTAACCAAACTGTGCTACCTCATCGTGTCCATTAAGTGCTCTCATGTACGAGTCACCTTTACCATCTGTTACTTCTACTGTGAAGGGGTACCTACTATTTTTAATGTGGATGATACTCTCACTACCTTTTAAATCAACACCATCTGCATTCTTAACTGTGAAGTATTGTCCGTTTTCGGCTGTAGAGTCGGAAAATCCTTTTAGTCCAGCAGAACCATTTTTCATTGTAGTAGCATTAGAACCTACGGCTGTACCTGTGTATGTACCTTTACCAACTACACCCATGTCACCAGTGTATACAGCATTATCTGCATAAGAATTGGTATCACTAGGATTAATTTTATTTCCTTCTTGGTCGTAAACATCTTGTGCTCCATCAACATTTACTGTAGCTGCCACATTTGTTCCCGGTGTAGGTAAGTCAACCTTTACCACCTTATGTTTAGTACCGCCCCAAAACAAGTTGTATGCAATATTTGATACAACAACTGCTTGTGAATTGTTTATGGATTCGTTGTTACCAGAAGTTCCAGCTCCAGCCTGTGACTTAACTTTGTTATCAGGGGTTCTGAATTGGAACTCAGTTGTGTTTCTTGGAGCAGCATCATTATCCATTACTCCATCTGAGTCAACATTAAACTCTTTAATGGTTATCTTGTAATCTGCACCATAGTCTCCCACTTTAAAATAAACAAGTGATTCATAATCTCTATCTGTTGTAAGGGATGCTCTGGAAGTATCCTGTTCTACTAACTTAGTTTTATTAAGTAAGAATGTAAAGTCGGCAATAGTTGTGGCAGATAACTTATTAGGCTTAAATACCTCTTTAAGCCCAAAGTTACTCAGGTACTTCTGTACCTCAGTAAATGAAGCCATTGAATCTGATCCAGTTATGCTATTAGATGTAGTTGCATTCTTAATAAATACCTCTTCACCTGCTTTACCTGTTGCATAACCTGTAAGATCAATTAACTTCATCTCTGTTGGGACAGTAGAGGTTGCTCCATTTGTACCATTAGTATTTCCACCTTTAACAATCATGGCGTAGGCTTCATCCTCAGATCTTCTGATGGTATGAATAAACACATCATCACTATCACTAGATGTTACACCTGTTATCTCAGAGATATGCTCAGTACAAGGTCGTTTCTCTAGTCCTCTTGCAATGTGGGATAGTCCGTTTACCTGTGTTTCACCTTGTGTTGGTAACCTGAGTGTCGCAGGTTGTTGCGATACCCCATTAATTAGACTGGGGATTGTTCCTGATATTAATGGCATTGTTCCTTATGATAAAAGTGCACTTCCATTGTCTCTTTCTAGTACTCTGTAGACATCGTAACTGTCAAATATAGTGTAGTCTCCAACATTAGATTCGTACTCTACCAGTTCAGACCACGCTTGTCCTTCGTCCTCTTGAAAGAACCTATGTAACTCACCTGATCCCACTACTCTGTCGTGGAACACACGAGCAGACCTGATTGCTATGAATCTTCGTGCGGCCTCTGGTAAGGATTCAAAGTTAAAGTATGTTATAGTATTTACTGTTACGTCCTCTGTAAAAATATGGGTGTTATTTTCTCTGTCATAAAGCATATTATCTCGTTCAATAATATCCTTTTCACTACTTCTCACTTTACTAGTTGTGTCTATTCGTAAAATACTAGCACCTAGTTTTATTAGACCACTAGTATTAGGAGGTAGTTTAACGCCAAAATCTGTATTAAAAGTCCAACCTTTAGATTGAACGGCTCTTGATGTGTTATTTAGAATATCTTTTGCAATGGCAGCATCAGAACGACCAGCTAGATTAATCAAATCATTAACCTTATACTCCCCAATAGTCATCAGCATTAAATTTACTGCCTCTAACTCAGACATTCTTTTTAAGTCTGCCATTTTATTTCCTTGTAAAAAAAAGGGAGTACCTTATAACAAAGTACTCCCTAAGAGTTATTAGCTGTTAAGTTACAGCATGTATTGACACAGCACACGCAGGTCGCAATACGTTGTGACCCATTGCATACTTAGATACAACTAGTGTACCCTGTCGGTTAATTTGGTACTCAGACTCAACTGAGAGATCCATTAACTTCACAGTAGCAACTGCATCTTTAGTCATAACAAGTGCACGAGTTTCTAGTGCAACATTAGATATATGCTGAGATGCACCTGATGCAAATGTATGTGCCCCAGCAGGTACACCATACTGAGTAGTACGACCAGAACCATGATCTTTAGCAAGTGGTGCTGGTGCAGCAGTATTAGCAGCAACTTCTTTATGAGTGACTGGCTTTCCTGCTGTTAATGCTGAGTTAGTCGATGCCTGATACCACAGGTTAGATACCCATGTGTTCCCAGAGCTAAAGTAACCAAGATGATTAGTTACATAGATCGGCATACCAAGAATTTGTGGTACTTGACCTCCAGCTATAGAACCTCCACCACCAACATCTCTGTTGAAGATTGCAAAGTCAACCATATCAGTTGCACTTGAGACTTTGAATAAGTCGTAGTACATGTCTGTTGGCATAACAACAAACGGATCACCCGGAACATCGTGGTTATCAAAGATACGCCTTGCATCCATGATAGCTTGAACAATGTGTTTTGGGTTACGTATGTCTGCTGCTGCTGATCCACAAACCACGTTAGGTGTGAAGTCCTCATCATCAAGAATATCTAAATCACCTTGAATCATACCTGCAACTTCAGCGATTGTTTTAGTTTCGCATAAAGATGCTTTAAGAGCAAGTCTCAAGATATTTTCATCAGCAACCTTAGAGAGTCCAAAACCCGCTTCTTGGGTGTAGACGCTTCTAATGTCATAATGACGCATAGCTTCATCAATACTAGGGATGAACTGTGCGTTGATTAAGAGATCATCAACCGCAATAACTCGTTCAGCTTGCTTGGAAGCCGTTGGAACTATCTCGTTACCCGGTGTGTGATAAGCGGCATCACGATATTTACCAGTCATCGGAAACTGTGCTGATTTACCTTTAGAGATCGTGCGGACACGATGCAAAGGCATCATTATGTTCTTCGACTGAAACGATGTCAATACTTCACCAGCGTACAGTTTTAGGAATAGTTCCCTAGAACCTATTGTACTATTGGTTGCCGCATTGACCATACCAGAACGATGAATACCACCTTCAACGTTACTGGCAACGCTAGAATAATTTGTAGCCATTTTGTTTTTCCTTAGATTATTAGTTATTGATTAATAACTCGGAAATCTAGGTCTCACAAAGTTCAGTACAGAGTTGTCCCACGCATGAGGCTTAGTCTTACTTTTCGATTCGTCCTTATTTCTTTGTTAGAGCACGTTGGAATTTCCCAACCTTTGTGCAACCCTTGCTCTATAAGCTGGATCGCTTGTATACTTCGGATCGCTCATTGCCGAAGTAACCTGTGCTAGTGATTCGTAACGAGGAGCTACGTCCTGTCCAACCTCACCAGACATTAGTGCTGGAGGTACACCCTCCGAATTCTGGTAGCGGGCATATAGTCCCGCAACTGCAAACTGAGTATTAGCATCTAAGTTTTCTAGTTGTTTATTAAATGCTTCAACTTCCCATGATTGTAGATTGTCATTAGCCCATTCTAACATATCATTATAGTTTTGTTCTCCACCAACATTAGAATGTACTGTATCTATATTTTGATCCCTAAGTGCTTCTTGACCAGAGATCCAAGTACTAGCTACGTCCTCACTAATACCCGCTTCTGAAAGTGCTTCAAGAGCTTCCTTAGATAGTGTACCTGTGTTGTTATACTCCTCTTGGAATGTTGAGAAGTCCAACCCTTTATCATCAAGTAGTTGATGTACTTGGGATGGGGTGGTCTCTTGTATTGCAGGTACCTCTTCATCTTGAAACCTTTGTTCTTCTACCTGTTGTTCTCTTTCTTCTGAACCAGAGTGAAACTGTTGTTCCAAACTTTTGTATGCTTGTGCTAACTCTTCAGCAGAGTTAAACTTCTCTGGAAGCCACTCAGGTCTACTCTCGTCCCTAGTGTATGTCTCTTCTTCATTGTCAAATGTTTGAATAGGTTCTTCTACTTTAGCCAGCATTTCATGAACGTGAGCTGGATCACCTACTTCGTTGACACCTTCGCCTTGGTATGTTTGTACATCATCTACCATAGTCTTTCCTTCTTAATGTGTGTTGTTACGCTTGACCAGCCATAGCCTGTTGCATCTGCTCCATCATCTCAGGGTTCTGAGCCATTTGATCGCTCATACCTTTAGCCATTGCTGGAGTTGCACCTTTAACAACATCACCCATCATTTGAGCTTGTTGTTGTTCCTGCATTTCTGCTTTTTGGGCTTGCTGTGCTTCAGCTTGCTCTTGTTGAATCTGTTCATCTGTCTTAATTAAACCACCTGTGTCAATACCAAGAGATGCACCTAACCTATCCATGTAGTCATCAATGTTTAGTTTCTGTGCAATTACTTCTGGCCCCAAAGGAGCTAGATATTCTAGGAATTGTGATAGTTTGTTAAGATCTTGACCCCGACCTAGTGCTTCCATACCTGTGACAATCTTCGGTTTCACTTTGTCTTTTGGAAACTTAGGCATCTTCTTACTCTTAACCATTTTCTGAAGAAGAAGATTAATTAGCGGTAACTGAAATTCTTGAGATAGAACAGAATAGACACCGCCTAGAGTACTCTCTAGTTCTTGTGCCATGAAGCGTACTTCTTCTGCTGTTACTCTCTCAGCATCTCGTTGAACAGAAGAGTTAAGTAGAAAAGCCGCAGCTAATCTTTCTTCTATTTTTCCTGCTGTCTCTTGTGCAACTCTGAAATCTCCAGATTTTTGCACTTGGAGAGTTGATACATCTTGTGCATCACCTTGTATTATTGCACCACTTGGTGCTTCAGCTACAGACCTTATCCTAGTGGTTCCGTTAGGTCTAACTAAGAACAGGACTTTAGAGGCAGCCGCAGATCCCTCTACTATAGCCATAGTAAGTGCTTCAAGTGACTTCAGGTCACCTAAGTACTCTTCTACTAAACCTCTTCCATAGGATTCCCCATCTACTCTACTAAATCTTAGGGGTATAAAAGGGTTCTTATCTATTGGGTACTTACCAAAAGAATCTGGAATGGTTGTAGTACCTAATTCTTGGTGTACATGCCAGTACTTACCTTTGTTACAAACATAAGTAAATAGCTCATAGGGCTTGTCAGGAGACTCAGGGGAAAGCTCCTGTGGTGAAGGAAGCCCTAGAGCTACTCTTGCTTTCTCTGGTATAGTTTTTGCATCCAGAGATTCTTTAGTTATTAAGTATAGTAAGTTACCCATTGGATCACGTTTACACACGTATCTATCAAGGTGGAACACTCTCATACCTGTTTCATCTTCTGGTAAATAAATTAAACAGTTACCAGTTGTGATTAGATGCTTCAAGGCTTCAAACACAGGTACTCTGTAGGCGTGTGATTCTATCTCGTTCATCGCAGAGCGTTCAATCTTAGCTAAACCTTCTTCAACTGCACCCCTTTGTTCTGCACCTGTTAGTTCTTGTAGATCGAAATCATCTATAGTAAGTCTAAAGAAAGGTGAGTTAGGTGGTAACAATGTAAGCAATAATTTACTTGCTAAGTGGTTCACTCCACGTGCACCAATACCTTGGTAGGGAGTTTTAAAGGTTGTTGACCAGTTCGCACCTGAGTCTTTTAATAAGGAAGGGATTGTTACTTTAGCACACTCTCTAGCTCTATTAAGGTATGACTCTCTCTCACTGAAGGCTTGCTCATACATACTTTTGAGCATACCCTTCTCAGCATATGTGTCATCTTGTGTATCGTCTACCATGTTTCTCGGTTGGGCTAGGGATTTAGGCATTTACTACTGTGCTCCTACTTTTCTGAGTGCTCGTTTACCTTTAGCACCCATCTTAGCTTTTTTACCTTTTGCTGCCTCAGCTTGTTTCATAGATACCTTGCTACCACCTCCCCCAACTTTTTCACTTCCTCCGGGTGTAGCACTAGATCCCGGTGTATCTTCACTACCCGGTTCATCTGATTTATGAAGACCAAGTTTCTGCATACCCCCTTTAAATTGGTCTGCGGCTGTATGGGCAAACGCTTTACCAGCATCAGCCGCTGTTGCAAGATTGGTCTTTGTAGCATCTGCGGCATCATGCATAGCTTCTTTACCAGCATCAGTAGCAGTTTCAATATTGGTCTTTGTAGCATCTGCGGCATCATGCATAGCTTCTTTACCAGCATCAGTAGCAGTTTCAATATTAGTCTTTGCAGCGTCTGCGGCATCACTACCAGTTTTCTTAGCCTTGTCGATAACTTTTCCTCCAAAGGATGCTAATCCACCTCCACCACTTCCACCTCCAAAGCATAGGTTCCTATTTGTATGATCAAAGTTGAACCTATGTTCCTCGGCTCGTAGGTCATCTAGTATCTTAATGTAATCTTTCATAGTTACCCTTTACTTCTTTTTAGCATATAAGGACGCTTTACCGCCAGTTTTCTTTGATTTATCTTTACTGAGATCAGCTTTCTTACCTGTTCCCTTAGATGAAGCTGTTGATTTGTTAGAGTAGTTAGCACTTGCAGAGCCATCACTACCGCCACCGCTATCATTACCACCACCCATAAGACCCATAGCTTGTAATCCTTTTGTAGTCTCTCTACCAACAGCACCCACTGTATTATCTAGTGAACCTTCTAAATTTTTCTCTGCTGTTTTAGCTAACTCGTTAGTCTGTCTCTCTGTGTGCTCTTGTAGTCTACCTAACTTAGCACTAGTATATCTGTTAGCACTACCAAAAGCATCGGCTGTTGATCCTCCCATTTTAGTTCCTTATAAATAATGTCCAATCATCATTACCATCTCCCTTGTAAAGCTCAAGACCTCCTCCAACTCTACTAGTTAAAGTCTTATAGTAAGATGACTTAGGATGACATGGTATAACATAAGACTCATGATTCTCTTGATTCATTAGTGTATCAAGAGACTGAAATATTGTAACTGAATCTCTGTTGGTTACTTTAGTTGAGTGCATCCACCAGTAAACTGTTGGTGAAACTGTGGAGAAAGAACCAACTATTTCTCCCTCTTTTATTACAACATGGGTGGGATAGAGGGGTTGTCTATTATCTGCTAGTCCCGCACTCATTACTGAATCTAACAACTCCTTTGAGTTGATAGGGTAAATTTGTAAATCTGTTATCATAACGTGTGTGTTTGTTAAAGGTTACTTGTTACCCGCTTTCTTCTGTGTATGTCCTGATAAACCTCCTCCTTTATACTTTGAGTGGGATGTGCTTTTACCTTTAGATCCTTTGACTCTATACTTCCTATGTTTACCTGTACTAGTCTCTTGCCCAACCTTTTTTGGAGCCGCTAGTTCCAATTCTGCTTGTGATATTTCTGGTCTGTCTACTTCAGCAGGTGGTGGAATAGGGGGTGGCATTTTAGGTATTGGCGGTGATGTTCTCCCACCCATTATCATCCTCGTATAGTTGTTTAAGCCGTTCAACAACAGACTGTTGACCTTGTAGAAAGCACAGTTCTGCTTGTGAAGTATCTTTAGGAGGTAACTTATTAGGAAACATCCTATCTAGATACGAAAGTAAATCTTTGGTAACTAAGTTATAGTCCATAAATGTCCACTTTTGTATTAAAGTTCACAGCCACCAGCAGTACACGCTAACTCTTGTGAGCCAGAAGTACTATCAAGTGTCTCATATTTAAGGAGATTCTTCCAATCAATCTCTGGCATACGTTTACTTAGTGTGTCAAATTCTTGTTTTGTACACTCTGTGTATGGTGCTTGCTTATACACATAGTCAGAGTAAGGAAGGAATGATACTCCAGATATGTCATCAAAGTTGTCGAATACATAAGAACCGACAGTAAGCCACTCATCTTCCTTTACAGAAATTGTCTGACTAACTTTATGTTCAGCCCAAAACTTAGAATAAATACCATGAAGTTCTAGTTGACCAATAGCAGAGAGATCTTTTCTAGTTAGAGAATACTTAGGGGATCTCATGGGGAATGAAAAGACCATCACATTACTCGGATTAGTTGTGTCCGGTTCGTGAGGTACTCCACTATCAATCAAAAGATTACACAGGGGATCTTTTACATCAGATCTAATTGTTCTAATGTAATAAGGACTGTGTCGTGTGTGGATTCCTGAAGCTGAATCAACAAGTTGACTAACAGTTCCAGAAGGTTTAACACAAGTTATACTAGCAGATGGATTAATACCTAGTTCACCCGCTAGTTCTTGGTTAGTCTTTACAGCTTTTTCTTTAAGCTTAGTAAGTAGGTCAGGTAAGTTCTCACCACTTGATCCATTAGTAAGTGGGCAATCCATTATACCTGTGAGTGAGACACCAAGTAGTC